ATCAAGCAACATTTACATTTGTTGAAGGATCACAACCCCAATATTACCAAGATCTATCGAACTATCGAACAATGACTTATGCTGAATTAAATACACACATTAATCAGCATGGCCAAAAAAATAATTGATATCATAAATGTTTACCACACAGGACCATATCGTACCAAATACAAAGACATAGAACTGTGGTTTGATATTGTAAACAACTGTATTTTTAACAGAAAAATCAAAGATTTTAGATATCATCATATTCAACGGATGAGAGACTGTTGTGGTTGTGTGATCTACGAAGACAAAACTCACAAAGAAAAATGGATTGATTTATATCTATTACCCAAATACAAAGACTTTCGAACTTTTGTTGAAGTTTTAGCACATGAAATGGTTCATGCTTATCAATATTGGATTTTGAAAGATTCAAGTTGTAACCACAATCAAGAATTCTACAGATGGCGTAATAAATTTAGATCTCACGGATTAAAATTAAGTTTGACGATAGATAATATTGAAATAAAATAATGGCTTACAGAATACAAAACAAATTGACATTTATTCATATACCCAAAAACGCCGGCACCAGCATCACTGCTTGGATAGAAACAAATTTTAAAGGTGACTTTAAATTTGACAATTATAAACATGCCACTGTGAATGATATCAACCCCGAATGGCAGAACAACATGTTTTGTGTGGTTAGAAATCCATGGGACCGGGCCTACAGTTGGTATCATTTTTTATTAAAAACTATGAAAAAGATGTCTGTAAGGAGACATTACAAAGATCTAATTCAGCCACAATTAGAGATATTGAACGAAGGCTTTGAATCATATATTCTAAATCATATGAATTACAAATTCTATAAAAGGTCAAATGTTAAATGGTATAGTCAGTATAAACCTAACACACATTACATAAACAAAAATGTGAAAATATTAAGGTATGAAAATCTCAGTGAGGATTTTAAATGGGTCAAAAATCAAACCCGTTGTAATCAACCATTACCTATATTAAATTCTAATAGATATAACCGATCAAAATGGCGTTCGGAATATACCAACAAAATGGCAGAAAAAATCAAACAAGTCTGTAAACAAGACATAGAATATTTAGGATATGACTTTTAACCACAAAAGTCTTGAGGAACTGTTGTCAAGTACACCCAAGCCTTCTATAGAATCAACGAAAATTTGTGAATACAATTACAGTCTAACAAAACCTTACATCAAAAATTTTAGAATCGCTATAGATGTTGGCTGTAAAATAGGTCAATACACAAAATGTTTGATAAACGATTTTGATAAAATTTATTCGTTTGATATGCGAAATAAAATGCGAATTAAAAATCCTAATGTTACCTTTTTACAAAATGCTCTTGGAGACTGTGAAACTAATGTATCCTATAACAACGCAGTGATCGATAATAAAGTAAATTCTAAACACAAAACCACAAGACAAAAAACATTAGACTCTTACGAATTTGATCACGTTGATCATATCAAAATCGATGTAGAAGGACATGAATTAAAAGTTTTACAAGGAGCAATTAAAACTTTGGAAAAATGTAAACCAACAATTCTTATTGAACAAAATAAGATGGTAGAAAAACACAGCAAAGGCAAAATGTACGATGCTTTAGATTTTTTGTTAGACAATGATTACCAACTTGTAGATTATAACGGCATGATTGATTTTGTGGTTATTCACAAAGACAATACAAAATAATCATAGACAAAACTTGTAAATTCGTGTAATATAGCACAATGAAAGATAAACCCAGCGAAATAAAAATAGGATGGAAAGACATCAAAATTGAATATGTAGATCCTAGTTTTTTCCAAAATAATTCTGATTACTGGGGACAATTTCTTACAAGAAAAGGCAAGATCGAAATTCAAAAAGAAATCGACGGTGATGATCTTGCCAACACATTGTTACATGAAATTTTACATGCAATTGTGTATGCTTCTTCGCTTAATTCAGATGGTGGAGCTTTAGAAGATCACAAAGACGAAGAACAAACAGTGAATTCTATAACCAATCATCTCATGTCAGTGTTCAAGGACAATCCATGGTTTTTAAAGTGGTTAGATCACAAAATTCAAAAACAAAATCAACCACCTAGCCAAGAAAAACTCTTATAAATCAACACTTTTTTGATGGTTGACTGATTTGGCAAAATACCATATAATTGTATTATTAACTTAACAAAGAGGTAACAACAAATGACAAACGCACAATTAGTTCTAGAAAAAATCAAATCAACACTATGCCACGAAGGCACAACATACAAAGGTAAGTCAGGAACTTACATGTTTGTAGAAGGCAAAACCACTTCAGAAGGCACAATCAACGGTGTTGTTAAAAAATTAGATGATCAAGGTGTATCAAAAACAGCAGGTTCATTTAAAATCTTAGAAGACGGCACTGTGATGAGATTCACTGGTATTGCTACAAAGACTTCTCAAGCAATCACAAAAGAAATTCAATCACAAATGCCAGATGCTAACCCAGGTGCAGAACCAGAGGAAACAAATGAAGAGGCTCACAAAGAAGCCATTGCTGTCTAATCATTTAGATCTGCAATTATCAAATCTTTCACAGATAATTCTAACTGCTGAGTCTGAATGGGCTCAGCAGTTTTGGTATTATACCAAACAAAGACTAATTCAAAAGTATTCAGCAGTCTACCCTGAAGTCTGTAAAAAATATTCAAAAGATGCTACAATTATCTAGTGCCACACTGTAATATCATAATCAAAGATGAAGTAAATGTAAAACTAGAAGGACTTGATCTAGTTACTCGAAGAAAACTCACTAACAAGTTCAAATACGAAATTCCAGGTGCTCGTTTTATGCCTGCTGTAAAGTTAGGCAGATGGGATGGCACTGTGTCATTCTTTTCACAAGGTGGCTTGACTTATGTAAATTTATTAGAAGACATTGTTCCCATACTCGAACAAAACAACTACACATTTGATCTAGACGATCAACGAGAAGCATGGGATCTAAAATTCGATCCAGTCAAAGCAGATACATTTTCAAATGTCACATGGCCTAAGGGACACACCATGGAGGGGCAACCCATTGTGCTCAGAGATCACCAAGTGGAAGTGATCAATAATTTTATCAACAATCCACAGTGTCTACAAGAAGTGGCCACAGCGGCAGGTAAGACCATCATCACAGCGGCACTCAGCAAACTGATCGAGCCATACGGTAGATCGATCATCATTGTGCCCAACAAATCACTGGTCACACAAACAGAAGAAGATTACATCAACATGGGACTGGATGTTGGAGTTTACTTTGGTGATCGAAAAGAACCAGGCAGAACTCACACCATCTGTACGTGGCAATCTCTCAACATACTAGAAAAGAAGCGACAGAATGCTGAAGATGATCTCATTGAAGAATTCAAACGAGATGTTGTGGCAGTGATAGTAGACGAAGTACACATGGCCAAAGCAGATGTGTTGAGAAGACTGTTGACCAATGTGTATGGCTATGTGCCTATTCGTTGGGGACTAACAGGAACCATACCAAAAGCAGACTATGAATTCAAATCGCTTCATGTATCACTGGGTGATGTTATCAACAGAGTGTCAGCGGCAGAACTTCAAGGAAAAGGCCTGTTGGCAAATCTACAAATTGAGATCATGCAACTCAATGATTTTGTAGAATACAGAAATTACAGAGAAGAACAAACCTATCTGGTCACAGCACAGCCAAGAATTGATTACATCGGAAAATTGGTCCAACAGATGGCAAAAAGTGGTAACACACTTGTGTTGATTGATAGAATTAAATCAGGAGAATTACTACAAGAATCAATCAAAGATTCTGTTTTTGTGAGAGGAGCAACCAAAGCCAATGAAAGAAAAGAACACTATGACGAAGTCAAAACATCAGATGACAAGGTTATTATTGCCACTTATGGTGTTGCCGCTGTGGGCATTAATTTGCCTAGAATTTTTAATCTGGTCTTGATAGAGCCGGGCAAATCGTTTGTTAGAGTGATACAATCAATAGGCAGAGGCATTAGAAAAGCACAGGACAAAGATTTTGTCCAAGTATGGGATATATGTTCTACAGCAAAGTTTTCTAAAAGACATCTGACCGAGCGTAAAAAATTTTACAGAGAAGCACAGTATCCATTCACAGTCACAAAGGTTGACTATCAGTAAAGAATTAGCATATAATTAATTGTAATGCAAATATTAACACTCGAAAACACAACTTATCTTTTGAACAAGATTCCAGACAATGTAGATGAAAATATGAGATTCAGTGTGCTGGACAATACAGATTCAAACAATCCGGATTTTTTCTTTGTGCCGTTGATTTATCTTGAATCATTTTCTTCGCCATCTGTGGTATTAGAAATAGGCAACGACAAGATACAAATGCCGTTGGATTGGTATATTTTACTAGGAGATCCAGAGTGTGGCGATCTAGAAATACTGCCTTTGACATCTTTGAACGATAGATCATTTCATGCTTTCTGTTTCAATCCTATCACAGGTTCTATACCTGAATACAAAGAAGTTAGGATTGTTAACATCTATTCAGAAGTGGAATGGTTTTTTCCAAGAGTAAGAAACAATCATCTTTTAACAACACCAGTAAGCACAAAGTCAAATCCTCAGTGTGCTTTCTTTATCAAAGAAATCAACAGAAACACAGACACAGTAAATTTACATAACCTATTCCATGCTTAATTTTAACTTCAACAATAATGCTCCATTAAGAATAATTGCTGGACCTTGTCAAATCGAGTCCTATGATCATTCAATGATGATGGCAGAAACAATCAAAAATATATGTGACGATGTAGGCATCAGATGGGTTTACAAATCATCTTTTGACAAAGCCAATCGATCTTCTATTTCGTCTGCTAGAGGAGTTGGCATTCATGATGGCTTAGAGATTCTAAACAAGATAAAAAATGAATTTCAAGTACCTGTGCTAACAGATATTCATACTGAACAACAAGCAAACACAGTATCTGATGTAGTTGACGTAATTCAAATTCCTGCATTTCTTTGTAGGCAAACTGATTTGATTGTGGCAGCTGCCAAAACTGGAAAATGGATCAATGTAAAAAAAGGACAATTTCTTTCATACAACGAAGTTATCAATATAAAAAATAAATTCCCAGAAAATAAAAATTTTATGATTACAGAAAGAGGCACAACATTTGGTTATAACAATCTTGTTGTTGATATGAGAGGAGTTCATGCCATGCGAGAACATTATCCTGTGATCATGGATGGCACTCATTCCGTACAACAACCAGGAGGGATGGGACAATCATCAGGTGGTGACAGACAGTTTGTTGAACCATTGTGTAAATCAGCAGTAGCACTTGGCATAGCAGGTGTATTTTTAGAAGTACACAATGATCCAGACCATGCTCCATCAGATGGTCCTAACATGCTTGATCCTACCAGTTTTAGATCAACTGTAACTAAGTTAAAAGAGATAGATACCTGTGTTAAACAAAAACTCTAAGTACAACGACCGAAAAACATACACACTAAGCAGTGTCACAAATAAGAATTCGAAATACAGATTTAGAGACCCAGATGTAAAATATCCTAACCATCATCTTAATGTTTTAGAATGGTTACAAAATCCCAAAGTTATTCTCGATCAGTACCAAGATGTTTTTTATCAATACTTGTCAGATTATAAATCTACACCGGAAGAGGAAATATACTTTTTATCAAATGATACAAAAAATATCTTTTCCAATGCCAAAGTGGTTAAGAAAAATTCATTTATGGCCAAAGATAAAGATCTTTATATCAATCGTGGCAAAGACTCGGTGGTTTTAATTCTTGGAGACGAATGGTCAGCTGGTGACGGATTAATACAGAATGGTATAAAAATAGATCTAGCAAATGACCAAGACATTTTAGATTATAGATTACAAAACATATACGGCAGTAAGATTGCTTCTTTTTTTGACAGTGATTTATATTTGAGCACACAGGTGTATGAGCCAAATAACACTGATCTTGTTTTTAGTTTGCCTGCAATTTTAGAATTCTTGCAAGAAAAAAATTACAGAACAATCAAAGTAGTATTTCAAATGAGTTCGCCAGACCGATGTATGTTTTGGTCACAACTATGGCACAGTAAACTGATAAACAATAGGTATGGTAGATTTTATGAACCATACAACGATGACGAAGAAAGTGTAATTGGCAATTATCCCAACTCAGTTACTCCGTGGGCATATTTCTTTTGGCATCTCGGTGTTCAAAGAAAAGATATTCTTAACAATACATGGCACATAATGGATTATTGGCCGTATGGCTTTTTTTCCTATGAGGATTATTTTCGTTACTATGATTTGTGTATTTTAGAATGCTTTGATGCTTTTTGTGATCAATATACAAATATAGAACCACTGTGTTTTAAAAAAAATTCTCATTGGCGGGACAATGATATTGATTTTTCATCTGTAAAAATTATTGAAAAACCATGGTTACAAGAAATTTTAGAGTACCACGGGCATAATATAGATTTGACGCAATGTTATAACGATCAATATATAAACAACCTCAAATCTCTTTTTGTTGTCAGTCCTTTTGAAATTCTTAACACAGAAAATATGATGGCCAGAGAAAAAGGATATCTCAGAGACATGGAAAACAAAAAAAAATTAATAATCGATACCATGCATTCAATAGAAGACAACGAACATTTTTACAAAGGATGGCCACAAAAACATTGCCATAGCAAATGGGCTCAGTATATTATTGACAGGTCAAAATGGAGAATGTAAACTAAAAATATGGCCAGTAAGTTTTTAGATATCAAATCAATGATGAGAGCTGTTGATACAAGAGATAAAACTTGGTATGATCGGCTGTCTGATGAAGATAAAAAGTTATATTCGCCTTACATGACCATGAAATGGTCAGCATCAGTTGATCATAAAGATCCTGTGATACAATCTTTTTACATTGAAGAAGTCAACGAAAATGTCAATAAACACTTATGGACACTGTCAAAAAATCATAAATCACTGCTATGGAAACTCACTGCAATGTGTGGCTCTACTTTCAGTTTGTTCCACAAATGGATTTATCCAAAAAAAGCCAAGACATCAGAAAAATCTAAAATGAAAGAACTACAAGAACTTTTTCCAAATGCCAAACAACAAGACTTGAACACACTGGATGCTACTATTACAAACAAAGAATTCAAAGAACTAAAACAACAATACGGATTAGAAAAATGACTTATGTAGTAAACGACAAATGTATCATGTGTAAACACACCACATGTGTGGCAGTATGTCCTGTGGACTGTTTTTACGAAGGGCCAAACATGTTGGTGATCAATCCAGACGAATGTATCGACTGTGGTGTTTGTGAACCTGAATGTCCTGAAGAAGCAATTACTCCTGATCATTTAGACAAGGATGGTAAATGGAAAGCACTGAATCAAGAATATTCTAACATATGGCCAAACATCACAGAAGAAAAAGAGCCAATGGCTGATCACCAAAAACATTCAGGCGAAGAAGGAAAGTTTGACAAATATTTTAAAAATGGATGATTGGTTATTTTACACTGTTCCAAAAGTTTTTGTTCCTATATACGTGAGACATGTGTTCACTAATTTTGCTGTGTTGATATTTTTTGCACTCCTATTCTTTAGTCAGTTGCCCAGAGCATTTAGTTTTTTGATAATATTTTTGATGAGCGATTTTAGTTTCTATGCGGCTGTGATAAAAAAATGACCGATGTAAAATTGATATCATATTCTCAACTACCTCTAGATTCTGATCTAGAATTAACAACTGCACAAGATTTGATTTCCTACTGTGCTAGAGTGTCTAATCCTGCCAATCAAATGAACACAGAGACATCAGAACGACTAATCAAATATCTGATCACACACAAGCACTGGTCACCACTGGAAATGGTGTCTGCCTGTTTGGAAATCAACACCACCAGAGATATTGCCCATCAAATTGTAAGACATCGTTCGTTTTCATTCCAAGAGTTTTCTCAAAGGTATGCTGAACCTAAAGACATGGGCAATCAATTTGTCACAAGAGAATGTAGACTTCAAGATACTCAAAATAGACAAAATTCTATTGAAACAAACGACGTCGAATTACAAGATGAGTGGTTGGTATTACAAAACGATCTTATCAAACATGCGTCAAAAGTGTACGAGTGGGCAATCGAAAAAGGCATTGCCAAAGAGCAAGCTCGTGCTGTATTGCCAGAAGGATTGACCAAAACCAGACTGTACATGAATGGTACTCTGCGTTCGTGGGTACACTATATCGAACTGAGAGGAGCCAATGGCACTCAAAAAGAACACATGGAAATTGCTCATGCTTGTGCCAGAGTAATTGCTGAAATATTTCCGTTGGTGAACGAACTGTATTGATTTTACACTACCAATCTGTTACAATAAAAAATAACATGCCTACTTGCGACTATTGTACAAAAACATTTTCAAAACAGTCTACTCTTGATGTTCACATGTGTGAGCCTAAAAGAAGATGGTCTTTGAAAGACAACAAAGTCCATGTGCTGGCATTCGAGATCTTTAGACGATTCTACGAAATCAATTATTCAAACCAAAGACCCAAACAATTTGTAGACTTTGTAAATTCACAGTACTACAGAGCATTTGTCAAAACAGCAGAATTTATCACAGTTAATACACCAATTGAAATCGGAGCATTCATTGATTGGCTGTGTACATCCAAGATAAGAATTGATTCATGGGCCAAACAAGGCACCATAGATGCCTACATCAAACAGTTGATTAGAACAGAAGGAGTCACTCAAGCACTCAACAGAACTATTGTCACAATGGGAGAATGGGCAGAACAAGAAGGTGCTCGTTTGGAAGACTTTTTCAAATATGTAAATCTGAATCGTGTGTGTCAAATGATTGCTAATGGCAGAATATCACCGTGGGTTCTGTTGAACTGTGAAACAGGCAAAGACATGTTAACTATCATGCATGATGATCACATCAAAATCATATATGAGATCATTGATCCAGAATGGTGGAAACGAACATTTAAAAAACGCGACGAAGACACCGACTTTGTCAGAGCAACACTAAGAGAGGCAGGAATAGAATGAAAATACTTGTATGCGGTTTGCCAGGAGCCGGAAAGACACACCTAGCAGAAAGATTATCAAAGGACTTAGAATCATGTGCTTGGTATAATGCTGATGTGATCAGAGGAGCAGCCAATGACTGGGATTTTTCACCAGAGGGCAGACAACGACAATCATTGAGAATGAAAACATTTGCTGATTTCGAAGTGTCACAAGGCAGAGTAGCTGTGTGTGACTTTGTAGCACCCACACAAAAAACTCGTGACAATTTTGAACCTGATATAGTGATATGGCTAGACACTATCACTGAAGGAAGATTTGAAGACACTAATAAAATGTTTGAGGCACCTGGAGATGTTGATTATCACATCACCAAACATCTAAGCGATCAAGAAATAAAAGCAATTGCTGAAGAGATTACAATCAAGAGAATCAACCAAGGAGTACTTGATGTTTGATTCACAGAAACCAACCACACAGATGTTGGGCAGATGGCAACCGTGGCATGATGGCCACACAGAACTTTTTAAAAGAGCTCTAGCAGAAACTGGCCAAGTGTGCATCCAAGTAAGAGATGTGTTTGGTATTATAGGCGATGATGCTGGCGGTGGTCGTACCAGTGCTCAGACAGACAATCCTTTCACTCACGATGATGTTGTCAATGGCATCAAAGAAGGATTGGCAAAGGCAGGTTACACCTACAACAAAGAGTACATCATCATAAAAGTGCCAAACATTGTGGACATATCTTATGGCCGAGGAGTTGGTTATACATTTACCGAACACGATCTTGGCAAAAAAATACATGAAATATCTGCTACCAAAATAAGAGCACAAATGAGAGAAAAGGGAAGTATCAAATAAATCTATTGACTAATTTTCTTTTTGTAGTACAGTAGTTACACAACAGAAGGAAATATATGGCAAAAACAAAAAAAACTGCCAAAGGCAGATACACTCCAATACAAATACCACTTGTAGATAAAAAGATGGAGTGGAATGAAATAAAAACAATTAGACAAATTCAACGTGAAGCGATAGATAATTTTATTGCTCACAAAGGCATAGAAATCATTCCATTTGGTGTTAGCGGTAATCCAGAATCAACTCGACAGAGAGGTTGGGGCAAAAAGAAACATGGCTAATTCTAAAACTTATCGAAAACATCTTTTTAGATTTATGATCAAAGATTACTCTGAAAACAGAACAAGATTTTTTATAGAGTTATTAGGATTGGTTTTAGGTATTGGTGCTACCACAGTGATGGCCAGCACCATGCCTAATCCAAATTTATTTGTGTCATATATCATGTGGGAAATGTCTGCCTGTTGTTTGATCTACGGAGCACTGTCTAGAGGATCAGTAGGATTGACTTTGCTATACAGTTTGTACTTCACTATAGATGGCATAGGACTGTTTAGACTAATTGGTTGGTTGTAGTGTTGTCATCAATTATCAACAGTAAAAGTAAACCTTTGAAAAAGTTAACTGATGATCTTTTACCGGCCGGTTATGGTTACAACAAAAAATACAGATATCAAATAAATCTAAAAACTTATGGTGTAGGTTACAATATCATACAATGGTGTTTAAAAAACTGTTCATCTAAATGGGGTTGGTATTTTATTCCAGCTAAAGGCGATGAATATCTAGAAGACTATGAAAACCAAGATGCTGTTTTGACTTTTAAATCTCGACAAGATGCTGTATACTTTAAACTAACACATGCCTGACATAGACATAGACTTTGCTGATAGACAAAAGATACTTGACAAGATCACTCACACCAGTGCAAGCATCATCGACAACAAAGGCACAAAGACTCACAACACCGGTGTATATTTTACTGATTGTCCGAAAATTCCTAACACCTCGCAGGCATCAATTGATTATAAAGTTTTAGAAAAACTAGGCTACTTTAAATTAGATCTTCTTAACGTGAACATATACAATCAAGTGACATCAAGAGATCATCTAAAAAATCTTATCAATACACAGCCACCATGGCATAGGCTCCAAGATAAATCATTTGTTGATCAACTATTTCATCTCAACGGACATTTCGAAGTGGTGTCTACTCTCCAACCCAAAACCCTAGAGCAACTGGCTTGTTGTCTAGCAATCATTCGTCCGGCAAAAAGATACTTGCTTGGAAAAAGTTGGCAAGAAATCAACGAACAGGTGTGGCAAAAACCCACAGACGATCAATACTATTTTAAAAAAGCACATGCCACCAGTTATGCAATGGCAGTTATGATACACATGAATTTACTTGCTACTTCGGAGTAGTTGAACGGTTTTTCTTCTGATTCTTTTGTTATCACTTAAATCACTTAGTCTGGTCACAGGACCAAATAAAACTTTTGTTTCTTTTATAGAGTAAGTTCTCAAATAGGGTCTAAATTTGACAAAATCATGTCCTATGAAAATATTGATAGGAATTTTCCTATTTGATTCCCACCACCAATTGGCACCATACTCTAAGAACAATGGCTTGTATTCAGCAGGCATCAATTCATATACATAGATGCTTAAGACCTTCGAATCACAGTTTTGAATTATTCCAACTATTTCGTCTTTTACAACAGAAATCAAGGAAAGAAAAGGATAAGATGTTTGTATATCTTCTAAATCAGTTGCCATTCAAAGATAATTACCATTTGAATTAGAGAATATCAATTGATTTGGTCAATAAATATATCAAATGCCATGCAATACAACATTGGATACATACTACCTAATCAAATTGATGTGTACATTCACACAGAAGGCACTCTAAGGAGATACGAAAAAGTGTACGAAAGAACAATTAGACTGTACAAAGAAGTTGATAACACATTCACTCTAGTAGTTAGAAATCAAGATCAAAAAGCACAATTTGTTGATGGAACTACCACAGTATTACAAATTTCCGATTCAGACAACAATCTCAAAATTACAAAAGTTGGTACAATCATCGACGACGGGTCTAGTACATCAACCAAAGGACAAATCAAATTCACAATCACAGAAAGTGATATGTTAGATTTAAAGACAGGTTATTATCACGGAGCAATCAAACACACAGATACTTCTAACACCACACAAATAATTTATGCTGACACAAGATACGATGCTGGTGTGAGATTTGAAGTAATTGAAGGTCCGTTTCCAGAACTTGTTGATTCTATAGAAATCAACTCTTTTACACTTGTTGACGACGAATGGATTTCTAGCACAGTCACAGCAAACCCAAACCAAAATTCAAACTCTGCTCTCCACACTGTGGCATACTATCTCGACAATTTTTCAGGATCAATCAAAATATATGGCACACACACTGCCGGATCTTCATATGCTACCAATGTTCAACAGAGTGATTTTTATCTGATTGATACCAAATATTATATCGATCAATCAGACATACAATATGTAAACTTTAATGGAGTTCACACAGCAATTGCTTTTGTGGCACAAGCTTCAGATTCTTCTACTGTGTTAACTGGCATTAATAAGATATTGTATAGATCTTAATGTTATATCATTTACTTTTTTTACTGTTAGTCAAACATTTTATTTGTGATTTTGCCTTGCAAGGACGTTTACGTCAAACACATGACAAACACAAGTTGACATCATTGAAAGGACATCTACATGCTTTAGATCATGCTGTAGGAACCAGTTTGGTGTTTGTGTTGTTGGTTTTAGCAATGGCACTTAATTCCCATTTTATCAGTTTATGGGTAATACCTCTGTTTGGTATAATGGATTATGTTATCCATTTAATCATTGATTGGTTAAAAAATAATTTTGTGAAAGCCAACAACTGGCAACAAAGTTCTAGAGAATTTTGGATTCTCACATCAATTGACCAATGTCTTCATGCTTTGACCTATTTGGTTATTGTCATTCTCTTTGACATTTACTTTTTTTAGTTTATAATATTATTATGTTTCCGGAACTCAGACAAACACTAGAGTCACATCTGCCTCCTAAGAGAAAAAAAACTCCGTCTGGTTGGACTTCTTTTAATGCTCCGTGTTGTCATCACAACGGAGAAACTCAAGATAATAGATCAAGAGGTGGTATCATGTACATTGCTGACGGCAGTGTCCAATACCATTGTTTTAATTGTGGATTCAAAGCAAACTACACTCCTGGCAGATACCTTAGCAACCGTTTTAGAAAATTACTGACTTGGTTAAATGTATCATCTTCAGACATCGGCAAACTAAGCATGCAGGCCATGAGATTAGCTCAAGACATCACACCGGAACAAAAAATAAATCAAATTGAAGAAATTAATTTTCAGTATCAAGCACTGCCAAAAAATTCTATACCAGTAACCACACAGACTGAGTGTGTTCAATATCTAGCCACAAGAGGACTAAGTCCGGCTAATTTTAAATTCTATCACTCTGCTACAATGAACACAAGAATTATTGTGCCTATTGTTTGGCAAAACAAAAATATTGGGTTTGTCGCCAGAGGATTATCAACAGACATTAAACCAAAATATTATGCTCAAGTCCAACCTGGGTCATTGTTTAATCTTGATGCTCAGCATTGGTCTCGTAAATTTGTAATACTAGTAGAAGGAGTGTTTGATGCTATCATGTTGGACTGTGTGGCAATCTTAGGCAGTGAGATTAGCAACAAACAAAAACTACAGATTGATGCACTCAACAGAAAAGTTATCATAGTGCCTGATCGTGATCGAGCCGGAAGCAAACTAATCGATCAAGCCTGTGATTGGGGATGGTCAGTGTCAATGCCGCCATGGCATGAAGGCATCAAAGATGTCAACAATGCTGTGCTGAAATACGGCAAAGCACTGACCATGCGAGCCATCCTCAAACACACACACGACTCAAAGACAAAAATTAAATTACATGAGAAACTATGGCTAAACTAAAAACACCATTGCGATACCCAGGAGGCAAATCTCGAGCAATGAAGTTTCTTGGGGAATACTTTCCTAATTCCATACAAGGTTATGTGGAGCCATTTCTAGGAGGCGGATCTGTAGCAATATGGGTTACACAACAATATCCTAATGCTTATATCCATGTCAATGATGCCTATTATCCATTGTACTGTTTTTGGAAAACACTACAAGAAGAAGGCAAAGTAATGGCCAGCCATCTTGAAGATCTCAAAAGATCTACAGAACACTCTGAAGAGGATCAGAGAACTCTTTTCAAACAATCGCAAAAGGTCATGCATGATCCTATGTCTGATCCTTTTTCTATAGGTTGTGCTTTTTATGTGGCCAACAAATGTTCTTTTTCAGGACTAGCATCATCTTCATTTTCACAACAGGCATATCATGGCAACTTCACAATTAACTCAATTCGCAAACTGCCGGATTATCAAATGCTGATAGCAGGTTGGAACATAACCAATCTTGATTACACATACTTCATGTTTGGAGACACAGACATGGATTTT